TTCGCCAAATGGCAATTTTAATTTTGTCATTAGTACCATTTTGTAAATCTCGAATATCCGATTTTGGTGTAAAACGAAATCGAAGCTTGTAGTGCTTGTAAAGCTCTAAATTTAACTTAGTATAAATGATTTCAGTACCGCTCACGCCTTGATAAATAATCTCATTAGTTGAACCGCTGAAATTAATAGTCTTGAAAGCCTGCTGTGCAGCATCGCTTTTGGACCAGTTATTCAAATTAGGGTCAATAAGGTTGCCTGTAATTTCTGTTACTTGGTCTGATACAGCACTTCTAGCGTCTGCTTTTGAAAAAGAATTTAAAGATATTTCAGCAATCTTTTTCTGCAATATCGGTATGACAGTTTGAATACTATCAATATCAGACTTAGCTTGACTAATGCGGTTAGTTAAATCAGCTTTGAAACTATCAAAACTAGCCTGTTGAGCTTGCTTTTGTGTCTGCGACTCGCTATTGAGTTGCGACTTCAAGTTTTCTAGCTGTTGTCTATACTCACTGTCAATCCTAGCTTTTTGAGAATTAAAATCACTCTGTTGCTGGTTTAATTGACTCTGCCATCTAGATTGTTGAGTCGTAATTTGATTGTTCCACTGACTGACTAATTCGTTGTATTTAGAATTATATTTAGCAATTAAAGCTTCAACTTCACTAGTTTTAGCTTTTAACCAGTTATCGGTTTGTGTCTTTAAATCTTTAAGGAGCTGGTCTAAATCTGATTTAGCTTTATTATTTAAAGAAGTCCAGTTATTTAATTCCGTTCTCGAACTTTCAATGATTTGGCTAAACTTATCACGTAAATCATTGAAAATAGATACGTAAGAATTTGAAGCTTCATCTTCCCCGAATTTTGCAAGAATTTCATAAGCAAATTTAGTCGTACTTGCAACAGTAGTACCACCTTGAACTACATAGAAGTATCCAGTAAAAGTACCAACTGCTTGTGCTAATTCATCAGGAAGTTTAAAGTACCAAACCCCATCACGCAGTTCAAATCGTGATGGCTCATTTGTTATATCTATAAGTTGTCCATCAGGTTTAGTGCCCGCAAAACACAATTTATCCGCAGTTATTGTATATGGTTGAAACCCAACTGATAAATGGAAGGCCTGCCAGTATCCCTTATCTCCTTGTGTCAATCTAAATGGTCTAGCTACATAAGTAGTAGTCTTTTGTAAATCTAATTCAAGAATAGGTAGAGTTATTTTATCTGTTTCTGACATTTAATTTCCTCCTTTCTATACGTGCTTAATAAATTAGGTGCAGTTTTTTTAAGCCATTGCTCAAATTCGGCATCTTTTTTCTGATAATTTAACAATTGTATTTTCAACACTGCTATTTCTTTTTCTTTAAGAGCTAATGAAGCGGTTAACTCATTAATTACATCATTTGCTTCTACTTGGTTATTAAACAGCATTAAACACCACACTTCTCTTTAATTTTCTTAAGTTGTTCAGAAGTCAAGTCAACTCCACCGATTGACAGAGCATCTAAAGTTATCCAGCTACCTGGCCGGTCGCCAGCTGCACTATAAGTGAAACCATAATCTCCACTAATAACTACCCATCTTTTTTGATCATCTGGATATTTTGTTGATACGGAATTTACATACGAAGACCCAGTGATGGAAACACCAGTTATTGTCCCACCTGTAATGTGTGCACCTGTAATTTTATATCCGGTAATTTCACGTCCAACAATATCATCTGCATATACCTTTCCATTGCCTCCAAGTAAACGGCCACCGAAGTTAAAACCTGAAGAATTAATTACAAAGCTACCATCTTCTGACCTAATTTCCTTAATCTTGCCAACGCCTTGAATAAAGTTGCCGTTAGTATCAATCAATTCAATTGGGCCATTAGAATTCTGCTTAATATATTGGTCAATCTCTGATCTAGTTGACTCAATCTTTTCCTTTACCTCGTCTTCAATCTTTTTGATTGCTTCTTGAGCTCTTCGAGTTTGTTCATCTGCTGTTTCATCAATCTTAGTTTCAAGATTTTTATAAAAATCATCAGTTTTTTGATTTAATTCTGAAAAATTCTTATTAGTTTCAGCTTTGGAGGTATGTATATCCGTCTGAATAGCTTGCTCTCTCTCAGCTTGCCTCTCGATATTACTAGTACCAATTTCAAGATTTGAATATGCTTCATCAATCAAATCTATTTTTCGTTTAATTACACGAGAATGTACTACAAATTTATGAGGATGATAAGCTACTACTGTTACTCCATCCCCAAGCATTGGCAGTTTACCCAGCTTAGCAACCGTAGTCTCAACTAATACTTGAGGCCCAGCAAGTTTTTGGAGCTTGTCATAGGTTTTTTGTAGCAATTTTGCTTTGTCCTGCTCGTTGTCAAAATCAAAAATTGCTAATCGAGGTTGTCTCTTTCCCGCTTTATCAAGCCAACCATATTTTTGAGTTGCTTCAGGAATCTCAACATAGTTTTGACCAGCTGGCTTGTCTACAGGATTGCCTGCTCTCTTGGACCAAACAACATCATCAAATTCAATCTTACGTGAATAACCACCTGTAGCATCCCCTGAGTCATCAGTGATTGCTACACCAGCGCCACGACCAATTGCAGCAGTATAAAGTTCCGTTTGGTCTACCGTGTATTTAATACTAGTAGCATTTTTGCCTTCAACAATTCGGATGCTTCTCTCACTGCCAATTTGTTTATGAATCTCACATAGCTTTTGGTTTATCCGGTTACCTTCTACTTTGTAAAAGAACTGGACTTCCACTCCATAAGTACTAATTAGTTTAGAGATTGCTTCTTTACGTGAAACTTTATAGAAGTTGATGTTTTCTAGGACGTCATCTGGAACATAGTTCTTGAACTCCCAGGTAGAGCCTTCAAATATCGCAGGAATTACTGCACTGATTGCCTTATCGACAAACCTATGGTCATCTATATACCCCTGAACCGCTAAATCGTCAGAAGCCGCTTCTATGGCCGTCACAGTAATTGAACTGTCGCCTGTTTCTGGCTTCTCCATTTTGAATAGCTGATACCGGTTATCCTGTTTAATTGGGACTCCAATATACATTGCCCGGTCAAAATTTTTTACATTGATTGCAGTCTTAGGAACTTCAACCGACAATTCGTCAAAAACATTAATCTCTTGCGAAATGGTCGCTGAAATTGCTCTAGTAACTACTGCAAAACACTGCTCGTGATTGTCAAACAGTAGCAATCTCATAAGCTTTTCCTCCTAATCTTCAAAACAACGTTGGAAGAAGGACTCACAGTCAATGTTTGTCCTTGTTCAAGGGTAAAGTTCTCATAATCGCTCATTAAATCAAGAAGCGACCAATTAGTTTGGTCGTTTAACTGGATATCTGGATTATCTCCAAATGAGAGAAGTAACTTATCCCCGACTCTAAAACTACCAGTTACTTTGATAGTTTGTGTGCCATTGCTGATAACAACGCTTGTTGTTGCTTGATTCATCGTAATTTCAATTGAATCAGGCTCTGTTGCCCAATAAATTGGCTCAGTGAACAAACAACTATCTGAGAAGTTGTACACAGTCGGATGTATTAATCTCTTAAACGGACTGGAACAGGTAATGGTAAAGGTACTTACTACATTAAGCTTACCTGCGTCTGGCGTGTCACTAGCTGATACAGTGCCCTTATATTCAAACAGTGGGTCATCGTAGAAGTAGAAATTGAATTCTTTATTCTTAAGCAAATAATTCAATCGTTCAAACTTAGCTCTAAACTCAATCTCATCTTTACTTAAGAGCTGATACTTCACGACAATCTCACGGCTTGGATAATTAGCTTCTCTAAAAACTGTACCGTCCATACCTGAAACTTCAGCTGAATTAACAGTATATGGTAATAGTTCTCTACCAGTAACAGTTAATGTTTGATAACCATCAATCAAATCCTCTATTGGCTGTGCAGTACCGTTCGGATATCTGATATACAGCGCTTCAGGTGGTAACCACGAAGGGGCACCACGAGTATTAATATCTAGGTCGTGAAATTCATACTGTTTCATAATCTATAGTCTCTTCTTTCTAAGAGCAACACTCATATCTTGTTGCTTACTAATATCATCGACAAATCCTTGGTAGTCGCTTCCACCTAAGGATAATGTTACATAGGCTGGTTTATTCTTGAAGCTAATTTCCTGATTAATTGCACCTGAAACAGTAGCATTAGCTTGTGCATTTAATGCATTCAAATTATTAGTAAACTGACTACTATCTACGCTTGGAACGACCATGCTTAGATTACTGAAGTAGTCGTTAACTGCCCCAATTTGACTTTGAACAACGCTAAAATTAGTTTTCAGTCCTTTTGCAAGACCGTTCATAATATATTGACCAGCCGGAATTAACAGCCGTTTATCGTAGCTCTCAGGACCTTTGTGTTGTTTGATCCAGTTACCGATACCACCGACAAAGTTTTTAACCGCATTCCATGCACTCTTTAGACCATTAAAAAATGAGTTCATGATTTGACGCCCAGCTGCGCCCAAGTCAACGTGCACTACTGATCTAATAAAGTTTACTCCGGCATTAAATACGCCTTTGATTGCTCCCCAAACTGAACTGACCACGGATTTAAGAGCATTCATCGCTCCAGTAAAAATCGATTTAACTGCATTAGCTCCAGCTGTAATTACGCCTTTAATTCCATTCCATACAGAACTAATTACGCCTTTGATACCATTCCAAATAGAAGAAGTAACACCCTTAATTGCATTCCATACGGCGGTAATTACTGCCTTAATACCATTAAATAGAGTAGAAGCTAAAGACTTAATTCCATTCCATATAGTCGAAGCAATGCCTTTAATTGCATTCCATACACCTGACCAATCGCCTTTGATTGCTGAAGTTATCGCTCTAATAATACCTGCAATTACATTCAAAATTGTAGAAATAATAGTTGATATTGCATTAAATACAGTTGAAACAACCGCACTTAAAATATTCCAACCAGCTGTCCATATTGCCTGGATTATTCCAATGGCAGTTTGAAATATGCTTTGAATAGCACCCCAAATTCCTGAAAAGAATGGCTCTAATGGTGTCCATACAGCCATAATCCCAGCAACAATTGGAGTAAAGAGTGCTACAAATAATCCCCATACTGCTTGTGCTACAGCAATAATGCCTTGCCATAATGCACCTAAGAATGTTGCTAATCCTTGGAATATAGCTTGAATTGCTGTTATTACCGGTTGAAGGAAGGTTACCAAACTATTCCACCCGGAAATTATCATTTGAATTAATCCTGTAACGATTGGAAGAAGAGTGTTAACCACTCCACCAACAACCGTTATGATTACAGTCGCTACTTGTGCAATAATCGTAATAATAGACATTATGGTTTGGACAATCGTCCCAATTACTTGGCCCATAATTTGCCAGATAGAAGTTGAACCACCAACGCTCGTAGTTGTAGCGCCAAGAATTGAACCTATAGAACTTAGTAAGTTCCCTAAAATAGAGAATATTTGACTTAGTGTTTGCCATACAAGTTGTGCAACTGAAACAATCGCTTGCCAAGTAGCGCTTGCCGCTCCTGTTTGCATAAATCCTTGTGCAACTTGTCCGATTATGCTTCCAATTTGAGATAAAACATTCCACACATTTTGAACAATTGATACAAAGCCATTCCAAATTTGCATTGCTAAGCCGGCCTGAACGAAGCCTTGAACAGCCTGAATAATTACTTGGGCTACTTGAAGCAATGCATTCCATACATTTTGAACAACGGCAACAATGGCATTCCAGGTATTTGCTGCTGCACCCGAAGCTAAGAATTGTGCAGTAACTTGAACTAAAAATTGCGCTATAGCCATCAACGCATTAGATATTGGCTGAACAATTGATACTATTAAGTTCCAAGTATTAGCCGCTGCTCCTGTTGCAATAAACTGCTGTGCAACCTGGCCCAAGAATTGAATCACTTGTCCTAGTGCTTGAACGCAGCCACTTATCAAACCATTCCAGTCAATTCCTCCTAATACTTGAGCGATCTGATTACCTAAGTCTTCAAAATTGATTGAGAAGTTTTTAATTGTGGATATCGCTGCTTGAATTATAGGACCAAAAACTGTTTGAAATGCTTTAGCAATATTGCCTACAGCTTGCTGTAATGCTGCAGATTTGCTATAAGCTTGATAAAATGCTGCACCAATTGCAACCAATGCTGCAATTGCTAGTCCTACTGGACTTAAGAACCCAGAAATTGTACTAATAATCGTTTTGAATTGGTTGATAAATGCAGCTGTCGCTGTTACAGCTGGACCTATAACTGGAGATAATCCAACGAATCCTCTAATAACTTGTGCGATACCATTGTTTGATTCCGTTGCCCATGAAATCGTTTGATTAATCATATCTAAGATTGCACCAGTTACACCTTTTGAGGCTTGCATAGCTTTATTTCTTAAAGATTCCCAGTTACCGCCGACTTGTTCAATCTTCGCACCTATATTTTTCTGCATTTCCGAAGCTTGTTCATCAAGAGTTTTATTAGCTTTTGCAGTAGAGCCTGCAGCTTTATCAATTGCATTAGCGAATCCATACCATGATGTTGAAGCTTTGCCTGACTTATCTCTAATAGCATCAAGCAATGGCATCATTGCCTTCATCCCTGCAGTACCGAACAAGGCTTTCAAAGCAGCATCCCTTTGAGCTTTGCCCATGCCTTCAGTTGCTTTTGCTACATCGTTCAAGATTGTAGGCAATGGTTTCATATCGCCATTTTGATCACGGACGGATATGCCCAAATCGCTCATAGCGCTCTGGACTCCTTTAGTAGGTGCAACCAATCTAAGCAAAGCAAAGTTCAAATCTTGTGCAGCTTGCGCAGCAGGCAACCCTGAGTTGGTTAGCAAACCAATAGCGGTTGAAGTATCTTGCATGTTGTATCCACAAAGCTTAGCTGTAGAACCAACATCAGCAATAGCTTGTCTCATTTCTTCAACTGAAGCATTAGATAAGTTAGCTGTTTGAACTAAGATTTCTGCAGCTTGCTCAGGAGATTTGAGTGACTTTCCCCAAACGTTCATAGCCAGCTGAACAACCCCAGCAGTCTGTTGCAAGTCTGAACCTGCAGCAGTCGCCGCTTTAGCTATCGCTGGAAATTGTTTTTTCAGGTCGTCAAGAGAAGCACCGTTTCTAGCCATTTCAATCATTGCATCAGCTGCGTCTTGGGCACTCAAAGGTAAGTCAGCACCCATCTTGTTGGCTACATCAGCCAGGCCTTTAATGTCTTTACTAGTCCCACCAGCAACAACTGCCGCTGTGTTTAAAGACTGTTCAAACTTACCGAAGCTTTTTAAAGACTTGATACCCATCGCCGTTGTTGCAGCACCAGCTAGCATTAAGCTCTGGGTAGCTTTATCTAAGTTCTTAGTAGCTACAGCGCCGAAATCCTTAACTGCTTGACCAGCCTTGGCAAAGACTGAAGTTAAGCCATTGTCAATCGCTCCTAAGCGAACAATAACGTCATCTGCCATATTTAACCTCCTTTCCGTTCTGACATTGGGATAATCCTACCTTCAGCTTTGAGTTTTTTGAATTCACGCATTCGCTTAGCAAATATTTGCTGTGCTTCTTGAGCTGGAGTTGTTGTTCTTTGATAGTCCACTTCAAAGCTGGAACGAACATCATCAATTGCTTTTTGCACATCAAAAAACTTCTCAAAACGGTTAAATTTAGGTTTAGGGTGCTTGGCAGACCCTGTTGTTGCTTGAACTGACTGATTAAGAAATGCTTGCAAATGTATAGCTTCTAACCTTTTAACTTCTTGAAGTTGGTAAGCTTCCATTCGTAGTTGATATTCAACAAGTGGCATTTTCTCAATCTCTTTGATATCAGTAAATCCTAAATAAGCTAGCGAATTCAGCAGGATTTCATGATAGGTTTGTTCACTAGTCTTTTTAGGGCTATTATCTAGCCCTTGAGTTTTTTTGCTGCAAGCTTCACAGCATTAGCACTTTCCATTTCTTTAAGCACGTCTTTGAGCAATGCTTCGATATCAGTATTTGGATCATCAATGTAAGCGTCAGCATCGTTTAAAGATAAGGATGGAGTTGCTGCAATTGAAATAACTTCTGATAGAACAGCTGTATCATAACCTTTTAGAGATGGAATGATACGGCCTAGAGCCATACCAAATTCAACATTAAGAGCATTCTTTAGGCCTAGTCTGTCATCAGCCAAGCGAACAAACTTAACACCGAAATTCAATTCGTACTTCTTGCCTTTAATTTCTAATTCCATTTATCGTAATCCTTTCAATAAAAAAGCAGAGCAGACCTAAGTCCGCCCTGCAAAAATACTATTTTGAGGGAGTATCTGAACCTGTACCCTTGTCAGCATCTTTCCAAGCAGTACCTTCGCCAGTAGCATCAGTATCACTAACAACACCCATGCCACGAAATACGTATGCTAGTTCTTCTTGTGCATCCCCAGGCAAAGTCAACCAACCACGTTGTGGTTCTCCTTCGATTGTGAATGTCACATCACGAGTTGAGTTATCATCTGGGTCATTATCGTTTGAATCTTCTGAAACGATGCCACGCATGTACCACGCAAAGTACTTGCCTTCAGAGTTTTTACGCTTGCGATGAATAATCCATGCTTCAATCTTCTTACTCTTAATCAATGAGTCGTAAAGGTCATCTGAAACTTTAGAGATATTGTTTACGAATTCAACTTCAAGGTCAGTTTCTAGTGAAGAACTTGTAGGAACATTTCCTGACTTAGTCTTAGTAGTATCGATATCTCGTTGTGGGTCAAATGAAAGAGATGTTTGATATGGAATCAATTGTGCTCTTTCAGTTTTTGCGTTTTCTAACAAACGCACATAAAGCAAGGTATCAATACCTTGTAACACTTGAATTTCACTTTGTGCCATTCTTTTATCCTTTCTATGCTAGCCGGAATTCAAGGCTAACAATTCCATGATTTAATAATGTGTTCTCAATGCTTGTATCTTTGATTAGTCTGTAATTGCTACTGCCGATTGTTTGCATAAAAATAAGGTTCTCTCCTTTAAGCTGATTAAAGTTGAGCACCTTATTAGACATTTCATTTACCTGAGGCAACATCTGACTATCTCCCCAAATATCAATGTCGATTGATAAACGGGCTCCTAGAGCAGTCTTCCAATTAATCCGGTCTAATTGTACTTCGCTAATAACTACAAACGGGTATGGCACTTCTTTGAGTGGCAATCCGTCATATGTATCAAAGCCCAAATCCTGACATTTGATAAAGACTGCATCAAACAATTCTTGAGCTGGTGTCATTCTTCCTTGGCCACCTCTCTAACTGCTGATATAAATTTAGGAGAAATCTTATTCAAAGCTGGATAAACCGTTGCGTACTTTCCTTTGGGAATGTAGCGAGTACCGAATTCAAGGTATGGAGCATAGTATGTGTGAGGTCCTACTTCGGCAATCATACCGTTGTTAATCAAACTCACAGTCACACTTCGCTTAGTTGCACCAGTTGGTAGCACAAACTTCTTACCAACATAGTGGCCTTTGTAGGTTTCACTCATGTTGGTTTGAATTTGGTCTTGAAGTTTAGCGCCATATTCTTTAACAACGCTTCTAAACTTCTGAATCTTGCGCTGGCTGTTAAGCTTGCCACGAATTGTTGTTTCAACGCCGTCAACTTGAATCTTAAATCCCATTTGAAGCACTCTCCTTCATTGTCTTATCCTCACGGACAATAATTGCTGTGCCTTTAAGGACATCGAGTTCAGTATCCAACCTATAAAAGCTGGAATTACCCTCAATTTTTAAGTAGTCCCAATCAGATGGACAATCATCAGCAATTCTTACAACTTTTCGGTTAGCTTTATACTCTCCAAACAAACGCATAGAGCGTTCTAATCCCAAAGCAGTAACATTAGCCCAACTTTGCTTAACAATTGAATCTACCCCGTCATATTTATGCGTGCGAGGATTATATCGTGCTGGAGCTGACCTATAAAAGATTACCGATGAATCAAATCTCATTTGACCCACCAAAAGGATTAAGCAAGTAAGCAGTCCCTAAGGACTTATCTTCCTTGCCATTGTCCTTGCGCCATTGTGCGATATCGTCTTTAAAGTCGTCAAAATCATTCGAAGCAAAAGTTATTGACTCGCCTTCTTGAGAATAGCTTGCCATGCCTTCATTTCTTAAACGATTAAACCGTTTAATTGCAACTTCAACTACGATGAAACTCAATTGTTCCGGAATTTCATCTCCGGTTCCTAATCCTAGCTTAAAAGTCAGTGCTCTCTTGGTATTAGATAAGATTACATTCAGCAAATTGTCTTTATCACTGGAGTTGATCATCAACAACTGCTTAACATCTGCTAAATAGTCCATCAAATCACCTACTTAATCAGCTTTAGCAAATCATCTTTAAGCATTGAGCTAGTGTAACTGATGCTGTGCTTATCTAAGTAAGCTTTAATATCAGCAACAGTCGAGTTTGCGGTCGGTTTAACGTCCTCTACCGCTTGGGACGGAGCTAATTTTTTGGAGCAGTTGATGCTACAATTGCGTCCTTTTTAGCTGGCTTGATAAACAAGTCGTGGTACAAACGGTTTTGGTATAAGAATCCGTCACCTTGTGAATGTTCGCCTGGAGCGAATAAGAACACTGCATTTTCTTTTACAATTGGGATAGTTGCAGGGCGTGCTACTACAACGAAGTTTAAGTCGGAAGCACTTGCAGTTGGCTTGAAGCCGTCAGTGAAGTCAAATTCAGTCTTGAATCTTGCGTCATCCCATACTTCTACAATTTGAGTGCCGTCAATTGAGGTTATTCGTGATTCAAGAGCAGTAGTACCTACATTTTGGTTTGTAATGTTGCGTGAGAATTCCTTTGAACGTTCCAAGCAGTCCATGAAAGCTGATGAAACAAAGGCAGTAACATTTTGAGGGCCATACTTACGAACCTTGGAGATAGCCTTCTTAAGTTCTGTGTAGGCGTTATCTACAGTAATTGCTACTTCACTCTTCTTGTCCGCTTCTGCGTTCTTGTAAAGAGTAGCAAAACGATAAGCATCAATTTCAGGTTGAACGTGTTCGTTGATGAATGTATTTGAGATGTTAGCCATAGCTAATTCGTTGTTAGTTTCATCAACGTCTTGACGGTCGATGTAGAATTCAACATCTCGGTCTTGAGTCATAGTGTACACAGTCTTAGTGTCTGATACTTCGCCTGAGTTGAAGCCTTTACCACGAGTATGGTTCTTCAAACCTGTAGTTGAAATAGTACGGATAGTAAAGCTCTTACCACCTGCCACTAAGTCAACTTGTGGAGTTCCTAATACTGATGTAAATAAACCTGCATTAATCTTTTGATCTAAAAGTGCGCCGTCTTTAGTGACGTAATTAATAGTTGCCATTTATAAATCCTTTCTAAAGTCCTAAGGCCTTAGCAACAGCGTCTACTTCTCCGCCAGAAGCCTTAGGAGTATTACCTCTAAGTAGTTCTTTCTTGCTGTCGGATTGAACCTGTCTAATCAAATCTACAATGGCTTGGGTATTAGCATTGATACTGTCGCCGTCATTAGGGTCGGTAACAATCATTTTTAAAATACCATCGCTAATGTTAAGCCCTGACTTCTTAAAGATTGAGTTCACTTCATTCAAGCGATTATTCCGGACTAATTGCTGATTGAGTTCCTCATTCTTCTTTTTAAGTTCTTCTAATTGCTTAGCTGTTTCGTCTTGCTTCTTCTCAGGGTCTTTATCCACCTGTTCTTGCTTGTACTTATCCAGCTCAGCTTGAAGTTCCTTAATACGATCATTAGCAACATGCTTTTCGTGCTGTTCCTTGCCGATTCTGTTCTTTAACTTTTCAAGTTCTGAGGTAAGTTTGTCATAATCCTTACCGTCATCTTGCTTTTCTGGCTTTGGTTCAGCATTACCAGCTTGTTCTGGCTTAACTTCTTGGCCATTGTTGGTTACATTTGGTTGTTCTTCGTTAGGCATATTCATTGTCCTTTCTAAACTCGCATTTACCGTCGTGGGAGACACTCAGGTTGTTCTTTAACGCCTACAACACACGGAAAAAGGCATAAAAAAAGAACTAACATAAGTTAGTTCTTACATAAATTGATAATAATATTACGACTTACCATGTCTTTTATTCCAATCATCTAGTGATTTAAGCAAAGCTTTTCTTATTTTTTCATAATAATCATCAGGAACTCTACCTG